ACGATAAAAAACTTCAATTGTGGCATTATTTGCCGGCGCAGTATAAAAATAAAGTTTGTTTATTTCTTTACGAACAAAATAATTAGATGTTGCAATTAAAGAACCATTTACATAAACTGTAATGGTCGTATCTAATGCAGGATTAAAAGGAACAAGATTGAATTCTTTTTTAGTTCCATTTCCAGTATAGTAACTTGAAATGTCTTGAGTTACTTTAATAACCTCATCTCTTTTCCATTTACCATCAGATGCTCTTAGAACATCATTTTTAGGATACTTAACTTGAAGTTCTTGTCCAAATAACATTCTGAACAATAACTTAAACGAGTTCTCAGAACCTTTTGCTAAGTAAAGAGGTAAAACATTTTTAATTAAAAACGCTTTATCAATCTCAACATCTTTAGATACTAATGAAGCATATGTTGCAAAAAACTGTTCTTCAAAATCATCAATCGAATCGTCAACATCAGATAAATTTCGAAGGTCTTTGGCTCTTTGAGTTAAATCATTAAGTTGAGTGCCTTGTTTAGTTTCAAGATATTCATAATATGCTTCTAAAAAAGAAATGAATAACGGATACTCTTCCCGAATAAATTCAGGAACTTGGCGATTAACAAGTAAAGAGGTTCTTAAATCAGACATTAGACACTAACAAGTTCGGTTACAATAGCAGAAGGGTCTGCACTATCAATTGTAATAATAGTATTTTTTGCAGATGATAAAATACCTTTTTCTGATTCTAAAGAAATACGAATAAAACCATCACTTGGTTTTGCAGATAAAATGCGTATATCTGTCAAAGTAATAATACCATTTTGATAATCAATTGTTCCCGCTTTTTCACGAATAATTTGTTTCTGTGCAAAGTTATCATAATAAACAGTTCTTAAATCACCAAATCTGGAATCTAAAACCGCAATAGCAGTAGCACCATATCCATCTCCATCACCGCCAGAAATAGTAACTAATGCAGATGTATAATCAATACCACGATTAATAACTGTAATTTTTTGAACTCGACCATTTACGATTGTTGCGGTGGCAGTAGCACCAGTTCCATCACCTGTAATTGTTACAGTTGGTGCAACAGTATAATTGAATCCTGGATTTGTCACATTAATTTCGGTAATACCAGTATAAGAGTTTTGCACTTCTTCTAATTGTACCGTTCTACGAACACCTAATGAATCAAATACATCAAATTCAGAAGATGCAAGTCGATTGGATGTTGTGCCACGATGTAACTCGGCATTAAATTCAATTTGATATGTTTTTGAAACATTAAGTTCTGGAACAAATCTTTTTTGCAATCTTAATATAGTTTCTGAACCACGAATTGCATTTAAATCTACACCATCAACAGAATCTTGTAGTTTTGAAAGAACAAAAGTGGCATCAAACTTGTTTAAATTTGTATTGTTATAAGTTAAAACTGCATTGCGAATTGAAGTTTTAATTGCTTCGGCACTTTGAGTTGTTTTGTTTTTATCATATTCCACATAGTTGTCGATTAAAAGATACAAGAATTGTGGATCAATAATTTCCGCACCAACAGAAACAATTGCTTTTGGTGAAATAATATCATCAACAATTCTTTGTTTTTCTGTTTCAGAAATGTAATAGTTTTCTTTAGGCTTTAATGAGATGAAAACTTTACCATAAACTGGAGGAATTTCATCTTCACCACCCCATACAGACAAAGAATCTACCGAAGGATAATTTTTCTTAATGTATGATTCATAATCTTTAAAAGTAACTAATCGATTTTGTGTAGTAAATTGTGCAGGTGCACCAAATTTAATTTCATCGATTGATTCTCTTTCCGCACCACCAGATGCGGCAGAGATTGGTGTGATTGTAAAATTGTTGATTCCTTCTGAAAGTGAATCAATTAGAGTTGCTGTTGCAATGAAATTGTTTGCTTTATTAGATGCGGTTCCATTTGTAACGAGATATGTTACCGAAACAATCGCACCATCAGGTAATTTTTTACCAACAATATCATTTCCAAAATAAATTTGAAATTTACCACTTTTGTTTTCTTGCAAATAGAAAACTTCAGAGGTTGTAGTGATATCTAAAACATCAGTAACTTTTTGATACACAGTAACTTGTGTATTACCTGCGGCAGGAACTGATGTTACTTTAATTGTTGTTGTGTCAATATTTGCATCAGGTAATGTAAATACTTGTTTTGGATTTGTTGCTTGATTGTGATTGAAAGCATATGTTACTAATTGACCTTCGTAAATATCTAAGTTTTCAAAATAGTATTGATTATTGGCTTTTGCAACTGTAATCTCATCTAAAACAACAAAGTTATAAGATGTGTTATCAATTTGATTTGATAAGAATGAAAAACCTGAAGGTATTGTTAAAGAACCTAAAGTGTTGCTTGATGACTGTGCAGTAAAATTAACTGTGGCAATTGGAGCTCTTTGGGAATATGGCACATAACCTAATGTTTTAGCATGAGACACAACAGAATCTCTCAACAATGAAGTGTCAAGGAAAGATTCATTCGCCACCATGTTCAAATAGTAGGCGTTGTAATGTGTATTGTATGCAAGAATATCCAATAGAATATTCAGACCAGAACCTTCAAAGTCATAGTCAGTAAACTCAGTTTGCTGATTTAAAAAGGTCTTTAAATTATTCTTGATTTGGTCAAAATCAAGTTCGGTAACTCTTAAACGGTCTGCCATTTTTATCTAATCCGTTCTAGGAAAAAATTAATTGTAATTGGATTTGGATTGTTAATTACAAAAAATTCCATTACAACTTCGTATTTGTTTTCGTCTGGAGCTGCAATTGCGGTAACTTTTGAGACTTGTGCTCTTGGCTCAAAGTTTTCAATCGTTTCTTCAATTTCCCTCTCAATCTGTGCGGCCATTACGGAATCAACATTCTCAAATAAAAGTCTGCGAATGTTACTTCCTAACTCTGGTTGGAATGGACGCTCGTAATGATTTGTAAGAACAAGATTCTTAATAGAGTTAATTACAGCTCTTTCACTCTTATGCACATTCACATCCTTGCGAACAGGATGAATGTTGAAACTCAAATCTAAGTCTCTAAAGTCTCTTACAAAATTTTCGTTTGTGGTAACTGTTGCCATTGTCTATTTATTCAACCTCCGGCAAAAACATTTGAAGAACCTGCAGCCACAGAAGTGCATCCTGACAAAGCATCTCCAACTCTTCCCGCACCTTTTCCATTCACAAAAACTTTTGAAGAGCCTGTGGCAATTGGAGCATTATGTGCTGGACAAGGAGAGCCTGGAAGTAAATGAACTGTGTTCACATCGCCTTGCCGAGACCAAGGAATACCATTGACAAAAACATTGCCAGAACCTACTGCTCTAACCATTCCTGAGCAATGTGCGGTATCTGCATCTCCAACTCTTGTTGCTGCCGGCATCTTATATCCTAATCGTAGTAAGTGTCCATAAATGAACGAATACTTTCTAAATCATTCATTATTTTTTGTGTTACTATAAATGTTTCTTTGTTCGGAACTAAAAACTCATCATCATAATTAACAGTAATTTGATATGTTTTGGTTTCAAACTGTCTTGTATCTTGATTTAAATCATATAGTTCTTTTTTTGAAGGCATATTTTGAACTCCAACAATTATTGTAGGAGATTCTATTTTATCACTACTGCCTTTACTTACATATTTAAAAGTATCTAAAAACGGGTCCACATATTTACCAATAATAGTGGCTAAAATAGGACCAGAAGTTACAGTTATACCAGGTTCTGAAATTCCAGTTGAACTTGCACTCACAATAATATTCGATTCCATTTCATCACCTAAAGCGGTGATTGTTGCATTTACTGTTCTCGCAGACCTGGCGGTTGACTGTATTTCTGTTGGAGAATCTCCTGCAGGAGAAACAACAATACTAATCGCCATTTGTTTCTCTTTTCATTAATTCTTGTAATCTTTCGTTCCACGAATCAATTTCTTCGTGTTGTTCATGTGTATGTGGTGGTTCAGGTATTTTAGGTATAAACCGAATGACATTATCAAATCTTTCGGGTATATCTTCATACTTCGTATATGTCTTTAACTTACCATTCAACAAAACAACAAACTCATGCGACATATTAATTCAAATCAATTCTTGGTGCATTAACACTATAATTTCCACCAGAAGTCCAAGAAGTTGTTCCGCCAACATCAGCAGTAAAACTTCCTCCAACAGTCATGTTCATATTGCCATCAACTTTCATATCGGCATTGCCTTGCACATAAACTTCTGCATTGCCTTGAACAGTAATATTACAATCACCCATAATGTAAACATTATCGTCTTTCATAACGATAGTGTATTTGTCTTTTGTAATCTTTTCTACTTTGTCACCATCAGGATACCATTCAGTAAAGCTACCATTTCGGTGTGCAATGTGAATTCGTTCTTTACCTGGTGTGTCATCATATTCAACAATGTGACCTGATTCTGTTTCCATAACATTGTTATAAGGATAGACCGCACCATACTTTGTTTCTGGTTCGTTCCATGTTGATGTTGCAGTTGGAACACCTGTTAATTTATTATCTTTTCTTTCTTGTATGAAAGTTTTGGTGATTGTATCAGAATCGTTTCTTGCAAGTCTTGATGTTGTTGGTTCATCTAAATTTAATGGATAGTTATTGGCTTTTGATTTTTCAGTAATCTCAATACCTGTTCCATCAGTTTTGTATGTTTTTGATTCAGGTGCTCTTGGTGCATTAGTAAGTTCTTCGTTTGTTCTTGGGTCGCTAAATGGTTCTTGAATGTACT